GCACCGAGGCTGAAATATACTGCGAGCTTACCAAAGCCAGCTGTGTCGATCGTGTTAGTTGTAAACGATGCATTGTCAACGATTGCAGCTGGTGGCGTAACGTTGACAACCTTCACATTTTGTAGTGCGTTCATGTTGTCACCTTATGAGTTAATAGTTACGAAACCAACAACAGGGCCTGTTGTACGTGATGCTGCTGTAGCATTGTAGTTGCCCATTTCGTGTACCTTGATGTCGAGGTACTGCGTTGCCTTGACATAGATTGTATCTGTGTCGAAGCCCTTGCTTGCGTCTTGCTTGATCGACGTTGCCATACGATCACCAAGAGTTGCAGCCTGTGTAAGGTTACCGAAGTAAGCAAACACCTGGCTGTTAGCATCTGCTGATGGCATCACATCAACGAACTCGACAGGATAGCCAAACAGGCGCTGACCAAATGAGCCAGCAAGTTCTGCTGCTGTTGAACCACCTTGCGCGTATGCAAGGCGCTCTGCTGTTTCGCCGAATGCTACCTTGTTAAAGTACCACTTGGCACCCGTGAGTGCGTATGTTGGAACCTTACGCATACCAGCAATCAGGTTGCCCATTGTTACCTCTGCAAACGTGTTGCCAGCGCATACCTGTGCTGATCCGAGGTAGCCCTTGTGCGTGTCGTTCGTCCATGTTCCGCCGCCATCTTCGAGAACCTTGCGGAGCTTGCCAGCAAGACCGAGAACACCACCGTATGTTGACGTAGCATCACCCAAGAAACCAGCTTCGTCTTCCTTCTTTGCGAACTGGCGTGCTACCGATTCAGCAAAGCGAAGGCCGAGGTTTTGTGTGCTGTTCATTACAAGTTCTTCAGAGAGAACAGCGAGGGCATACATTTTCTTCGCGTTCAACGTCACTGCATCAAATGACATGTCAGATGATGAGAGCGTTCCTGTCTCTGATCCCCAGTATGCCGTCACGTCATCGCCTGTGCGGAAGATGCGGATGGATTCGGAGCCCATAGGCTCAACACGGGTGTTGCGACGGAATGATCCGTATGTGTCCTTCAGGTTGACAATCAGGCTTGATGTCTCCGTTGGAACGAAGATGCCGCCTGTAGCGTCGTTACCTTGTGTGTGTGTCTTATAATCAAGGCCAGTAACTTCTGTGTACTTCTGGCGTGCTGTCTCGTTAGCAAGACCACCTACAAACAAGCCTGTTACATATGCTTTGTATTCAGCGTCTGGCATGTTAGCCTTGGCTGATGATTCGCCGACCTTGATGTCGTTTGACTTTGGCAGCTTGTTCACTGCTGTCTTCACTTCTGTCTGGCGTTGTGCGTTCTTGGCCTTGATAGCTTCGAACGACTTTACTTCGTTGGCCTGCTCATTGAGCGCGTCGATTTCAGCGTTCAATGTCTGTGCAGACTTTACTTCGTCCATCGTTGGCTCTGTCTTAGCAAGGAGCGTTTCGAGCTCGCTAGACTTCGCGCTGATGGCGTCGTTGATCTGTTGCAAATTCATGATTTTTTCCTCTTGTTTACTAATGCCCGCAGGGCTTCCATTTCCATGGCAGCCTTTGCGGAAACCGGTTGTGCCGCGTCAATAAGCATTTTGATATTGCCTACTGCAGCGGTCAGTGTGTCCATTAATTCGGTCAGGCGTGCCACGTTAGCCGACGATAGCGTGCGCCCTTCCTTCTGCCTAATCTCTGCGCGTTCGTTCAGCCTCGTGATGAGTCTATCGACGTCGGTTCCAACGTCTTCGAGATCATCGTTAAGTCCCTTAGCGCTAATAAGTGCCGTTTGTGAGTTCGCACCGAACAGCACTGGTGACCACTCATAGAGTTTCCCCTTGACTAGTTCACGTGCTCCATCCTGTGCAAATGTTTCCTCGACTACCGAATAACCGATCGAGAACTCGTCGATGATACCTTCCTTGATGTCGGAGTAGGTCTCACGTCCTCGCTGTGTATTCATGTTGAATTGGCCCCTGATATAGAGGCCACCAAGGTCTTTCAAGCTATCCGGCAGCATGGCGTCGCCTGGCATAAGCTCGCGTGCTTCTAATGTCTTCGCCACCGGTGTCTTCCAGTCGTGAGCCCAGACGCCCTTTGGTAGTTTGGTCTTCAGCGAATCGTCGAAGAAACCGTACTTAACACGGTCGCCATAGCTGTCGACGTTATTGAATACGGAGACGATGGCCTCGATTACGCCACTGTCACCTTCTGCCTTGGCTTGAAATTCAAAAGTCTTACGTTCAATTTTCATGGTGTGTTCCCCATACCATACGAATTTGGGTTATGCTGTTGTTTAATTATCCACAAGTTAGGCCTTGGGTGATTGCCAGTCCATTTCACGAGCTCTGCAAAAGCACCGGCAATTCACCGAATTAGATTTTGACAAGCCAGGGCCTGCAGGATAGGGTGTCGTCTCACCGCCAACTGTAAAGTTACCGTTCGCATCTTCCAACTGATCATGCGCTGCAGCGTGTGCATCGCGCGCCCCTGCTAATGCCACCCACGACCGTCTGATACCGCCCAATTCATCCCAGACGGATTTCTGCACAGTGCCTGTTGTGGCTGTGGCTGTAGTCCTTGCAATGGCGTTAGCACGTGATACCTTCAGGTCAGAGAATTTTTCCTTCAACAGCCTTGCCAGTTCCTCCTCACCAACGCCTGCGTTCTGTCGTAGTAGAGTCTGGATGTCAGTTCTGATGGTGCCTACGGATGCTGAAATCTTGTCTGCGCTTTCCTGAATACCAGCCTCACGGCCGCGTGTGAATTCGCCCTCAGCTTCGACCTCTTCCTGTGCTAATGCCAGCACGATCTCTGTGAGCTCAGTGCGGCTGTTCTCGGTACCGTCGACGAAGTTCTTTTCCCAGACATCGAGGCTGAATTGGTCGTCTATCTTCGTCTCGATGCGGAGCGCCTTAACGTCAGCCGTGATGGTGTCGTAGAGATCATCGAGCACACGCCCCCACTCCTTAGCGATATTCTCGGATTGCTTGTTCAGTAGGTCGTCGTATGCTTTGGCGTAGACCTGCGAATCGGGATGGTGTAGCCAGGCTTTTGTTTCAGGGCCTACGGTAACGCTGTAGTTTTTGTGAAAGTATTTGTCCGAAGACACGCCACCTCCGAGGCTTAGTGTTTCGGGTGTGTCGTCGACGTCTGAATCATCGTCTACGTCGCTGTCGTTGTCCGTAGATACCGCCTCCATGGCGATGGTCTCACCAGCCAGTGCCTGCACTGTCGAGAGATCGAAACCAAGTTGCACGCCATATTCAGGGATAGCAAGCTGTGCGTTGATCTGGTCAGCAATCATATTCCAGAAGGGAACACGCACCATGTTAGTGAAGTCCTTGCTTGCCTGTTCAAAATTGCTGTAGGTCGCAGAGGACAGCCCCATGTGCGTTCCCGCAATAATCGGGTGCACCTTGTAAGCACCACAGATCCGCGTCTCGTACTGACCGAAGGTATCAGACAAGCCCAGTTCGTTCCAGTCGAGGGCAAGGCGCTTGACGTCTCTAACACCCCAGACAATACCCACGCTACCACGACGTTCGCCTCCGTACTTGCGAGAAAAAGATTTTTGTGCAAGTGAAGCCTGTTCGCTGCTGAGTTCCTCATCGTACACTAGCAACGTCTTCGGCATGGCGTCGTTCTTGTGGATGTTGAACACCGTAGACGTAGCTTCGTTATAGCCCTCGATAGACTGCGCTGCTAACTCCACAGGGCTGCCACCTCCGAGGGTTTTCTCGGGATCGTACCAGAAGCCCTGAATGTGAACGACGTCTTCCTTGCGTACTGTGTACGCTACCTGTCCGTCGTAATACAGGTAATGTTCAACGTCCCCGTAACCATCGTTGACAGGGGCGAAGTTTTTGTCTGAATACCAGCGCATGCCGATGATAGCACCCGAGGCGTTGCGTAGCTTGTAACCGTAGGCATTACCACCAATGCACAGGATCGTCATGATCTCACCAAACGTCACACGCCATTGGTTACGTGTCAGCATCCCCACGATAGGCGATTCGAAGTCGTAACCATTCGGAGTAATCACACCGATCTGTGCTTCCGGCATCATCAGCGAATACGTCAACGTGCAGGCCACAGCCACAGGGTTCGCCTTCCACATCTGGTATGCACCGCGCCAGTTGACGATAGGTGTGAAGTTATGCTTGTTCCACAACTCCGTCACTGGTATAGGAAGGTCGTTCTGTGCGACCTCGCCAGTAGGGGAGATGAAAGCCTTGATTTGTTGAATTAGTCCCATTATTCTAGTCCGTTATAGAAATACAACTCCAGCACCTTGCGACTTAACAGCCGCCATCTCAGCGTAAACGAGAGCATCCACCATGTCGTCGTGGTTGCCCTCTGGGAAAGAAAGTAGTTCCTGTTCGAATGAAGGCTCCAGCCCCCGTACGTGTGTAACCAACAATTGCTCATACCTTGCCAGCAGAGCGTGGAAACGTGTTACCTTGTCACGGTCTGGTTTGACAGCCTTGACAGGTAGGGATGTCTTGCGGAGTAGTTCCTGCACGACTGCCACCTGATACTGGACGGCCTCGATGTTGATACGTGATGGGTTCCATTTTGCCGCTAGGCTTTGGACGCCTTGGACGACTTCATGAAACCCCACCTTGCCCCTCCACATGTCCAGCACGTACCTACGCCCCGAGTCCTTGTCGTAGCCAACAACAGCGATGGCGGTATAGTCAGCCGTGTCTGATTTACTGATGGCAAGGTCAACACCCATCCCGATCTTGAGATCCCTAGGCACCTGGTCGCTGTTGACGTACGTGATCATCTCACGTTTAACCAGAGCCCCCTGCACGTCTACAAACTCAGCCAGATATTCCTGATTGAACACCACGGTCGGTAGCTCTCGCTGTGCAGCGTCTATTTCATCCTGTGCTATGTAAGGATTTACGCTCGTAGGCATACGAAAACTGGCGTATGTTTCATCGAGCCTGGCACGTTCGTACATAGCGTGGAAATCGTTGCGTCCCTTCGGTGTCGAGAAGAAATACCCGTCGCCCTTGTAATCTGTCAGCGTTGGACGGATCGCCTCGTTCCATGCGTCCATGAAGTTCCTGACCATCGCCACCTCATCGCAGACGACACGGGCATACTTACGGCCCCGTACACTGTCGAAGGCGTCTAATGACCAGCAGTCGATGATACCACCCGTCTCGATAGTCAGCCGCTTCTCTTGTTCACTTACACCCGTTATGATAGGATGCAGCGTTGTCTTGAGAGCCTTCCACACATCGGATAGCATCTTGTATGTCGGGGCGAAGTAGGCCGCAGGGCGTCCCATAATAGCCGATTCGATAAGCAGGGCTTCCGCCATTACGGTCTTGCCAAACCTACGACCACAGGCGACCGTGTTGAAGCGCCTCCGGTTACGGAAGATTAGCTTTTGGCCGTCGTGTAGCTGTGCGTCGATGGTAATCACAACGAAGCGTCCTTCGGGCCTATGGCGATAATCTCGGCATCCTCGATGTGCTTGGGTTCCTCATGTGTAGGGGCTAAGACTATCCTGATGTCTGTCTTGCCTGACACCTCCGTTGCAGCCTTGTCCGTCTGTGCGAGGTGTTGCTTGCCCAGCCAGATCAGCATCGTGTTATCACCTGACAGGGCTTTGTCGATCTGTGTCTGTGCCAGCTGGAACCTAACATCGTTGCGTTCGTTCTCGATCATAAGGGCATAGTCAGCCTTCAACTCACTTACCGGCACGTCACGGTTCAACAGAACCGAGCACCACCGTGACAGGGCAGTCCAGCCCATCATGGCTCGTGCACGACGTTTCAGTTCGGCCTCTTGTGAAGGTGTTAGGTTCATTCAGCTATTAAGTTATGCTTAATAGTTGGCCACTTATCCACAACATCACAAGCCCCTCATAAGGCTGGCATAGTTGATCTGTTGTATGTCAGTCACCACAGACCTCACGTCGCTGTACATTAGGTAGGCGTCCTCGATGCTGGCGATGCCGTGCAACACAGTAGCATGGTGCTTTTGGCTGTGCTTGGCAATCGACGTTAGCGTCCAGCCGTAATGCTTGCTCAGGATATACCACGTGATAGAACGCGCCCTGACTACATCAGCACGGCGTGTGGCACTGTATGCATCCTCCAATGTCACACCGCACAGTGTGCATACGTCCGATAAGATCAACTCGTATAACATAAAACCCCCTAATTCTTTTTGACGAACTCGATGGCATCGTCAACAGATCTGACGATCCCATAGGGTACGCCATAGCGCAGGCAGCAGTCCGAGAACCTGTTTTGCGTTTCCGACACCCTACCCTTGGCAGCCTTAACTTCCAACATCCACGCCCGCCCGTCACGGTAGACAGCCAGGTCAGCATGACCAGAGGTGGCGTTAATGTTCACAACACGGTATGAAGACAGCCGTGTGCCGTGTTCTAGCTGTTGTGTGGAACTGTTGACACGTACCACCATATACCCGATAAGGCATAATTGGTCTGCTATGGCCTTCTGGATTACCCGTTCGGGTATAATCCCAGATGCTTTCTTGGCAGCCTTGGCACGCTTGGCAGCCTTCAGCTCGTCCAGCAGCCTATGCTCGCTAGCATCCCAGTCAAGGTCGTCTATCTCTCTCATTGCATCCCTTGGTTGTTGTAACAGTGCCACAGTCCGTCGGTACCTTCGAACCATGTGTAGTCGTCGACGTTATGCTCATACATCAGGGACAGCATAGTCTTTCCTGCCTTAACTGTTTGGCGTTCGACCACAGCCGACTCCAGTACCTCATGGCGTGGAATAAGTCTGGCCTCGGTAGCGTTGAACTGGGATAGGTCAGGGCCGTCATCGGGTAGGAACCCATCCCACGCGTCGCCTGGTGGGTGTCCGAATCGTTTATAGAACTCCCAATCCTGAGCCAGTACGTCGTGTAAATACGTACCTCGGGTTGCCTCAACGACGGCATCTATCGTTTCCGGTTGCAAGGTGCCCCCTGACGTAGCAACCGATGCCAAATCGTCGCAACCGTAACGGTACCATTGACTTACGAGGAAATCCAGCATCCCCTCGGTTGCTAGGTTGCAGGGTGAAACTATAGTTTTCACTCTATACTTTTCATTTATTTCTCCTTCTACTTCTAATATATTCTTACAACCTAGCAACCTAGAGAAGTATATATATATAAATAAAGGGGTTAGGTCGGTTGCCACCTGTTCGTCTGGACTGACAACCTTCTGGCAATCCGGCAACCTAGGTGTGGCAACTGGACTAAGAAGTCCCATCTCCACCAATTCGTCACGTGTGAACAGCATTAAAACTCCCCTTCCTCATCTACGTTGAATGGCGAATGTGCTGAAGACTTAGTGCCTATAATCACATTGTAGCCCCTTCTCGTGCCCGTGGTGGTCTTTTTAGCTATTCGGGGTATGTTGGCCTTGGCTAATGCCCTTCCAAGCCCGTAAATGAACTTATCGTTGATTTGCAGGGAGATCTTCTCTTCGTCGTAGACACGGTTTGCCAGCTGTGATGCTACCTCGGATGTGGTCAGGAACGGCACGTGAGCCCCTGAGCCCTCCGGCTTGTGGGTTATGTACTTTGCCACGAGGTCGTCGTATTGTGTCAAAACTTCGAAGTGCTTGTTCCAATCGTTGATCTTGCTGATCTCACGATCATCAAACCAGTAACGTTTCCCCTCACGGTAGTATGCCACAGCCTGCGACCATAACCCGTCGATGTCAAACTGGCGGATTGAGGTGATGTCGATGTTACCGCCTACCGGTATGACAGGGAACCGGCGCGATCCGGTCTCGTCGTTCAGGAAGGTTCGCCTGTTAACAGATCCGGCAAAGGAGCATCTTCTGGCGTACGTGGTCTCATACTTATCGTATGGCGACCGCAGGCGCATGGTGTCTGACGTGATAATGGCCTTAATAGACTCGTGCTGTTTCTTCGTCATCGACTCCAGTTCGTCGTCTACGACCATGAAAGACCTGGCGATTATCAGTTTGACGTCCTTGTCATCCGAGATGCTGCCCTCATGATAATAGTCTTGCCGAAGTTCCACAGGACATAGGTGCCGTAGGTAGGTCGTCTTGCCTATCCCCTGCCCGCCCTGCAGAATTAGCATGATGTGGTTCGGTTTGTGATCCAAAGCACCGGCCACCGCCCCGATAAGCCACTTCTCGATGATCATCTCAAATATGGCATGCTGTACTTCGGCTGAGTTGTGCTTACCATCGTCGATGTCAGCATCGTGTGGCAGTAGCTGGACATAATCACGTATAAAATTGCGATCGCCTGCTTTCCACTCGTCCAAACCTTCGAAATACGACTTGATAGGGTCATGCTTAGGTACGAAGTCACTATCGAGCACTTCGTTCATGCGCTCTTTGGTGATCTTGATTCCTATCTTCCGCATCTTCCGTAACTGTGAGTGCACCCAATAGTCCGTCAGGGCTTCAAATTTGACATCGTTGTCGCCTCTGAGCTCGATTTTGCCTGTGATAACGTTCTTGCGGAACTCGTAACCACTGGATAGGTACGATTCAACCTTGTCGAGGATTTCGGTCGGGTCTTTGGTCTCAAGTTTGATGATGTCCTTGGGAACCTCATACCCATGTAGCTTGGCGTAATAGTACAGCGTCGCTGTGGTGACTCTTGTGAGCTTGTTCTTGAGAACATCGGCATACGTCAGGCCTCCAGACATCGGTGACCACTCCTCGAGGAGCTGTGCGGCCATCTTATCGTCACCCAGGGCGTGTGCGACTGCTGCCACTACTTTCTTCCACTGGATATGATCCTGCTGCTTAGGTATGACACGTAGCATGGCCCTGATCTGGTCTACGTTAGGCTTGGTACCACCGAAGGCGTTAAAAGCTATCTCCAGATCCCGTGCTTCCTCATGGCCGTCTGTCATGTCCGCGATCTGATCCATGGTCAGGATGTTACCCCAGACGTGAATCTGTGCGTTCTTAGCACCAAACCAGATGCGTACTGCATCGCGTGCGTTTGTGTCGCCTCCGAAGCGTTCAGCCAGTGCGGTAGTTATGGCTTTGTAGTCTTTGGCGTTGCGTATGGGCTCCTCGGTTATGAACATAACCCTATAACGTGGGTTCTCTGCAGTGTGCGAGGCTGTAGTGTAGGCGAACGAAGCGTACTTGCGGAAGTAGGGATCTGCCTCGATGTCGTCGAAACTGTGTTTGCCGTTGTCGACGTCGACACCTACAATCTGTGCAGACTTGAAAGCGTCCCCGTTACGCTTGGCAAACCCTGTCTTCTGATCTACGTGTAGGTCAGCACAGCAGATGGGGAACCCGTGACCTACGAGGTGGTTGATTATGTCATCGCTGACCATCTCGACAGGTGATAGCTGTGCGCTTAGTGCCACCCAGTCCTGACGCGTTGCAGCCTTATTGATGACGGTTTTGTTTATCGATAAACGAATCACTTGCACGTGGTTATTCTCCGTGTGTAGATGTTAAAGAATTATGAAAGCTAACAACTTGATAGCCACGTAAGCTATCCCGAGTGCTACTGCACCTATGCCAGCTACGGCAGCTACAAAGGCCAGCGTTGTAGTGTATACGACAGCCTGACGTGCCCAGGGCGGCAATGGAGAAGGACGTGAGATGATTAGTTCACGTTCAGCATCGAGGGCTTTGCGGAAGTCGTCGCGGTTCATCATGCTGCATCCTTGGTTGTTGGCATAAAATAGAAACACCCATCGTCGTATGTGAACGGTGGGGTCGTGATGATGACTCTGGGGTCGAATTCTGTTTTGCCTTCGTCTTTAGCTCTTACCAGGCTGTCGTATACAACCCAGCGGGCGCACTTGTCTTTCTGAGCACAGGGGCCGCCTATGCATACGGCGATGTCGAGGGGGAGGTTCATTTATAAATCCTGAAAATGATGGCTTAAATAAAGAACATGCGAATAATCATGCGCATGCTTTTTGACATAATATCCGCCTTTGTTTTCATCGTATCCTAAATAACCATGCGCACACATTAATTCTAATGCCCAATCTACATGAGCGTATTCTGGCCAAGTTTCTTTCATCCATAAATTAGAAATGCAGCCCATAAAATGCTCGTAAACTTGCTGTAATGAATGCGCCTCGAAACCTAGAAAACTGCAAATTGATTGTTTAGAAATCAACATAAAAGGCATGCGCAACCCATGCAAAAATGCAAACCTAAATAGCGGTATCAAATTACCTTGTGATGAATCAATCATAGTTTGATATAAATCTTTAACTATTTGTTTTTCTTTATCAAGATCATCGTCATTTTTAAGACAACTAATAGTTGCAGGATTTTTTACTACGAACCATTCTCTACCATAATGCTTATCTATTATATTCATGTGTGCAAACAAGTGTATAAAATAAGATTCATAAGCTGCAGGAATGATACCTTCTGGCATCTGTATACACGCAATCTCATTTTCTGCGTAACCATAAGTCATGTATTGCTTTACACGAGCTTTTAAGTTATTTGACCTTCCTACTTTGATTATTAAACTCTGCGCTGTACTATCGTCAATTGTTGAAACACCGTTTAAATATGGCCTCATAATTACATAAAGGCCCGACATGTTGTCTTGTAAATCATTATACCGCATGGTTGTTTCTCCGTGTATAAATTAAGGGCCGGCCTTCCAGAACCGGCCCTCGTTCCAAACTCCACCACAGGCGTTGCTGTGTTGGTATTTACTACCGACACGCAGGGGCATACCCTGCTAATTGGTTAGTAAAAAAATTTCTCTACTGGTCTGCCGTATACGTTAACGTATGCAAACTGATCTACCACTGGTCGGTACCTGTTCAGCACGTAGTCAATCATAGGGCGAACCTTGCCAATTGTCTTACTAATGTGGATCTCGTGTGCCAGCCTCTTCGCATGCTCGGTTTCGGCGTACTCAGCACGTTTCTTGTCAAGGTATTTCTTGATGATCGTGATTTGTCGCTGATCGTAGTTTGGATCCTTCGCTGGCACTACGGCCCCGTTGGAATCTATGAAGGCAGCCAATTCTTCCTGCAGCTTGTTAAATGCACTTACGAAGGCGATGAAGTTACCACAGGCAACGGTGCGGGTACATCTTACGTTGTTACGAATTACCTGTATTCTTAACTGGATGCAGTTACCTTCCTTGCGTGCTGCAATGTGCTGTACAATAGGGATGTAGGCAAGCATTTTCGAGTCGCTATGCTCACAGAGTTGTTTCCAGACGTCAGAAAGGGAGCGTTGCATCGTCGTCTCCTAGGGATGGTGGTAACGTTTCGTTGACGGCAACAACACGATCATTCCGTTGTAGCTTTGGGCTTACCTTGGCTTGGAACTCAGCAAGTAGGAAGTCCATCTGCTTTGTGTCGTCCCAAATCTCCTGGCCGCGTACCTTGACCTTTTCCAGATCTGGTAAAATAATTTTCCCATCGACGGGGTTGATGGAACTACAGTAGAGGCGCTCGATTTTCTTACTACGCTGTGAGACAGTGCAGCCGGTGATGACTCTGCTGGCGTCGTCCTTTGGTGAGAAGCTGTAAGGCTTGACTGTTGTGTCCAGCGTTGCATCCCACTCGGGATTGCAGAGCGCCTGTATAAGTGTTTTGCCATAGTTAGAACTGTACTTGAGTGTGAGAACGTAGGTATAAGGCGCATCGACGAAGGTGATCCGCCACTGCTTACCGAAGTCGGTATCAGCAACCTCGATGGCCCGCACGAGACCTGTGAACTCATCGTGCACTAATTCGTGCACGGTGTTCCCGTCTTTGGTTACACGAGATACAGACTCTGCTGTGGCCTCACGAAGGCGTATACGGCACTTGCCATCGCTGAGGGTAAAATATGTAGCTCCTGTAGCTACTGATGATGATTGAAAACCCATGGTATGTGTCCTTAAAAGGTAAAAAAAGGGGGGTTAGTTGGATTTGTTGATTGCTTTGGAATAAATATCCATCATGATAGTGCGTGCAAAATATACGTCGGAGTCTGTTGGTACCGCGCATAGTTTGCTTTGTTTTGGTCGACCATATTTGTCTACGTTGCTGTAGTCCGCAATGCGTAATTCAGAATCACGATTGCATACGGTTATAAACTTTCGTCCTTTAGCTACGTTATCCAATGCTCTGAAGCCTTCAACGCCACCGTTGCGATCAAATACTTTACGCATCAGATTACGCAATACTACTTCTGAATTTTTAGAAATAGGGTTAGCAACTTTTTCGTACTTGCGACGAACTGCTATAACCTCACGCTTCGGTTTGGCCTCTGGCACAGCTGTAAACACGTCTGTGTTGTTCTGTGCCATCGCGTTTTCAAATGCCTCGATTGCTTCGAGCTCTTTCCATAGCTGGCTTTTACGTTGTACCAGCGCATGTAAAAAGTGGTTGTCCATTACGGATCTCCGAATTTTTGTGGCTGAAAAAAAATACGCACCGGTGCCCGTCAACCACAACAGACACCGGCACGGTTTACGAGTGGCCCACGGAGAGAAGCCAGTCGTCGTCAGTCAGTGTTTCGTCGTTCTTTGCCAGCCGTTCGTAGGCAGCCCGTGCGATGTCTTCAGGGCGCACAATCTCGATAGTTGCTTGTCCAGGTAAAGTTCCCGTGTAAATTTTCTTTTCTCTTGGTGTGCGTAGTGTGCCGTTCATGGATTTGAACAGCAGGCACCGTGCGGCTATTTCGTTCAGGCTTACCTCGCCTGTCTGACGTTTCCACGTCCACGTTGGATCGGTTCGCCAGTCCTTAGGAAGCCAGTTGTATATCTCAGTCACGACAGGCCAGCCGTGCGCTTCGGCGTGTTCGTTCCATGCAAGCCGGTACATCTCCAGCTGGACGGCATAGTCTTCGTGTATGTGATTGCCGCTCTTGAAATCAACTATGGCGATTTTGCCATTATTGAGCTTGCATACGAGGTCGCACGTTCCAGCAAACTCATGGCGGTCGCTGTATAGGAGCATCTCAACAGCGTACACTTCATCGACGTCCTGACGATAGAACGCATCGAATGACATGAGGGCTTTACTGTGGAATTCGCTTAAACCTGTCATCTCTACAGTTTGCCCTGCCATATAACGCTCAAACAAGATATGCATCTGTGTACCACGTTCGGCGGCTTCGTCTCGTAGCTGGTTGGCACCTTCGACGCCATGCTTGGCATACCATGCAATCAGCCCTGGCGGTGTCGGTGAGGTCGCCTTGATGATGCGTGTGACAGAAGGGTACCACTTAACATCGACGTCATTAACCCGTGCATAGAAGCGGTCGCCTCCGTCGTCATAACGGAACAGCGGTGCCGGCCGTTCGTGGTTGTGTAAATTCCAGATCATCAGTTGTTCTCCGTGTAATAATTGATGTACTCAATTACCAGTTGTCGCAGTAGTGCCGACTTGGTTAGGCCTTCGGCCTCTGCAATGTTTTTGAGGTGGTTGTTGTGCTCTTCAGGGATTCGGAATATAACGTTTGGATTGTAGCA